ATCTGCTTGAACAGCTACGTCCAACGTGTCCATTGACACCTTGCCGTTGCGTATCCTGCCCCCCGTGTATCCGCCCTTGTAATCCCTCGTCGATGCGGTCGGCCAGTTCTTGGCTGCCTTGCGACTGTGATCCATATCTGGATAGTGAACTTGCTCCCTGAGGTTCATACACCCTGCGTTCTTCTCTGCTCTGGTCTGTGCCAGTTTCTCTGGAGTCCGCACTAGGTTGTTGGAGTCGAAGGTCTGAGGTGTTGCCCAGTTCTTCTCCTCGTAGGTCTCCACTGCGTCCCTGAGCTTCGCCCCGAAGGTCTGATTGCTCTTGTGCCTCTTGCTCTTGAAGCCACCGCTTGTCATCTCCGTCTCGATGCGTCCGCCCTCGGCGTCCGACGTCCTCGCCGTTGGCCATCCCAAGGATGAAGACTCGCTTTCTCTGGTGAGGTGCGCCGACTTCACTCGCTGAGAATATTCCTGCCGTTGCTCGGTAACCCAAGTCTTCCAGCTCTCGGAGGACATACTGGAGAACTGATTCTCCGTCTGCGGTCTTGGCTGAGATGATTCCTGCAACGTTTTCGAGGAAAACAATTCGAGGTTTGCAGTCTCGGATGCCGTCTCGGATGTATGGGAACAGGTGTCTTGGGTCATCAGTTGCTTTACGTTGTCCCGCACAACTGAATGGTTGGCACGGGAAGCCTCCAGATAAGATGTCCACTTGTCCACGAAACTTTCCGTATGGGAATTGTTTAACGTCCGTGAAGACAGGTGCCGCATCCAACTCTCCCGCTTCAATCTTTGAGACCAGGTTCGCGATAGGGAATCCTTCCCTCTCCACGTAAGCGATCTCTCGCAGATTTGGGAGAACGCTTCGGAGTCCAAGCCCAATTCCTTCGTATCCAGAACATAGGCTGATGTGTGTAATTGCTTTGGTAGTATCCACATTGTTTCTTTCTTTTTAGTTGTTATTAGTTTATTATATTTCTGCGGTGAAGTTGCATTCCCCGTTTTCTTCAAGGCACTTGAGAATCTTTTTGCCCAAACATAGGTCAGCGTATTCCGTTAGTTCATCGTGAGTTATCTTAGCCTTTTCTAAATCCTCTTGACTATACCAACCCTCGTCCTTGAAGAACTCATTGAGCTTGTCCACATCTATGGCATTCTCAATCTTTTTAATCTCATCACGAACTTCTTGTATATTATCTTCATCGTAGTAATATTCCAAGTAGTTAGGTGTCATTCCAGAGCATCCGAACCTGTCGGCGGCATTGGATGGTTGCACTGCAACCCAGAACTTTCCTTCTATATCTCCATTGTAGTATCGTCCCATTTTATTTTCCTTTCTATTTAGTTTGCTAGTGTGAACCTGAGAACAGTTGACTTGGGAGCCACGTATTCCTGGTTCGTTATTGCGTCCACGATAATGAACGGNCGCTTGTATGAGCGCTGTTTGTATCCTCGGAGATAGAAGAACTTACCCTTCGGATCCTTGAGCATTGCGCCGAGCCACTCCTTCGGTATTTCGAGGGACTGGTGATGGTCGTTGAGGAAGGTCTCTTCCTTTGAGATCGGGCGCCCTTCATCTGAGAGTAGTTCTACCTCCAGCTTGATTGACGCACTCGTTGATCCGTATCGGCACCCGTTAGTCCGGATTGATACGCCCAGCTTCTCCCCAAGAGAAGCTAGTGCAGTGTTGAGTTCGTTAGTGATGTCCTTGCAGACAGCACGATCCAGTTGCGTTATTTGTTTTGTATTCATTTTATTATCTATGGTTTATGGTTATTCGTAAAGGTCTTCAATCTTTTTCTGATTTTTTCTTATGTGATACTGAGCTTCGCTGACCTTGTCCATCCAGTATCGAATGGTTCTGAGGTAGCTTTGCTCAGCGCTTTCTTTTTTTGACATAGCTTCCAGCTTTGACATAGCTTGCAGTCCGCCGAATATCTGCGCTAATTCTGCTTGCTGATCACTGATGCTGTCGATGATCTCTGATATATGTTTTGTGTCGCTCATAGTTTTTTTATTCTGATTCCAGGAATTCCTGTTTCGCTGTTTCGATTACTTCCTCCCTCTCTTGGGCGCTCAGGAAGACGTCGCACTCTTCGTGCGTGTCTTCGTCGTAAATTTTGTATCCTATAATGTCCGAGTCCGTAACGATTGTCCGTTGCCATTTTTCGGTGACCCACTGATCTCCGCATTCTGAACTGCACTCGCAGTCCTCGATCTCAAAGTCAATCTTGACCTTTGCTATGCACAGGTTGCCATTGGGCAGGTCGCATTCTGTTTCTGTATATACGCTTCCGTCCATCATCTGTTCCATCCTTCCTTGATTGTTACCCATATGATCGCTTGCGCCTCATAGGCTTTTAGTTTGTGATCCTCGGCAATCCTGGCGGTGATCGCCTCGATGCGTCGGTATTGAGTTGCGGTGATTGACTCTACAGTATCCACGATGCCCTCTCTAGGCTTGCATAAGCAAGCCCTGATGTGCCACTTGTCGATGGTGACGTGCTTGTCACTGAGTCTTCCGATATTCATTGCGAACGAGTGAGTCTTTGGACTCTTCGCTACCAGTGTGACGTCTTCGTGTAGTATTGCCCACGCTTTGCGCTTGTTTGCATTGTATGTGCAACACTTGAAGCTGTCTATGCTACGACCTGATTTGAAGGCGTCGATCATTGACTCGGCGTCTTGCTTGTTGCGTTCCCACTTATTGTTAGGCGATAGCGCACTTACTACGGCAGCCACGATGTATTTGTCCACTTTGTATTTTTTGCTCACCTTTTTGGTAAATGATTGAGCTTCTTTATACCATCGCTTGCCTAGGCATATGTTGCGCCAGGTCGCTTTTGATAGCCAAGCATTCAGGTTGTTGGCTATGATTCGATCAGTTGTTTTCGGTAGTGTTCTTTTCATTTTTAAAAGAATTCTATAACGTAATCAGGCTCTAGTCCGAAGTATTCCGAGCAGATATCCTCTGCGCTTGTTATATCGCCCGCCTCTAGGTATGAGTTGAACTGTTGTCTTGCTTCCTGAATCAGGTCGTCTGCCTCATCCGAAGTCATTTTATCCCGTCTAATTAGGATTGATTTTATTGATTCTTTTTCTTCCATAGTATTTTATATTTCGTTTTCGACTAGTTTATTGAGATGCGCTAGCGCTTGGCGATACGCCGTTCGCTTATAGTATTTCGACATCTCAGCGTATTCTTCCATCCTTTCCCGTCGCTCTTGCTCTTCATCCTTTTTGCGGATGTAGATCCGGATTTCCTGGGCTTCATCTAGTGGAATGCTCACTCGATATCCCCACGGGGTTTTCGGTTTGCTTCCTCGTAGGACTAGCTTGTATTTCGAGCCACAAGCCTTAGCTTGTTGGCGCATTTGCTTGATCAGCGCCCATCCGTCGCTGTCATTCTTTACCTTCATCAGGTAGTCGTGCTTTGGTTTGTTCATAGTTTACTTTCTTTTAGGGTTAAAGTTATAGCATCAGTTGCTCAAGCATACCTGATCGTCTAGTGATTGAACACGTCCACGGGTTATAGGAGACGCCGTTTGTGTATCCCTCTTCCCATTGATCGAGCAGTATTTCCATAGTTTCAGCTGGAAGACTAGTGAAGCATCCGCTTTCAAATTCGACTCGGATGTTTTCCTTTACGATATTCACGTCGATTGCCGTGATTCGTTCCTCGGTAGCCATTCCTGGCGACCCGTGCCAGCATTTACGACCGACAAGTTTGTTCATTTTTTCTAATAGGTTCATAGTTATTTTCCAATAGTCTGATTATATTATTTAGGCTTATGTCGTCGTCAATTTCGACGCCGTGTTCTTCGCTGAAGTATTCTTTGAAACTTCGCTTGTCTTTGCCCAGGAGCTTTTCCCATAGGCACCATATCTCAAATGATTCGTCGAATGTCTTCATACGATAGATGATCGGATTTGAGTGGTTGGAGTGAAGGAAAGCCCTAGGCTTTCCAATGTAATAGTTGAAACAATCTTGGCTGGTAAAGCCACGACTGGTTTACGTTTCGGCGCCACTTTTTTGGTGGACCTGGCAAGGGTCGACTTGCGTCTTACCCGCTTGGACTTTTTCGGTTTCCAGCTCCAGTCGCCTGAGTGTGGAAGTGTGGCAGTCTCGCGCCATTGGTTGCTTGTATTTTTCGTTTTCATTTCGACGTTCTCATTAGTTGCATAATTGCATAACATCCACGCCACGGGAAGGCTGAGAGTGTGGACAAGTGGTTTTCAATAGATTCGTTCATTTTACTCACCACATTCAAAGCATAAATTTGTCAGATTTAATACTTATCATAAAGGCGCTCTCGCAAATTCCTGAAAGGCGAATTTAAACTAATCTGACTGCGAACAGTGGAAAAGTGTTTCGTAAACTGTAGGAATTATATCTTTATATTTTTCGGATGGTGAAGCGCTGTTCTCCATAAGCCATCCTTGCTAAAATATCGCTTTCAACTGCGAAGAGTTCCCGTTCAACTCTCAAAGTCCAATTAAGGTATGCTCTACAATGTGGGCGCTAAATCGCTTTATGTCGATAACTATTTTCATCTTTTTTCGTCATTTTTCTTAAGCTATTGATACTAAGCATTTTACAAAGGCATTTTTTTTCACTTTTTCTCGGAAAAGCTCGGAATTTGAACGATTTTTGACGGTTTTTTCTCTCAATTGGCGCCCATCTGATGCCATTAATGACGGGTTTCAATGTATCGCTTTTGACTAAAATATTTTGTTTTCTCGTGTAGTTGAAAAGCTGATACAACTTTTGTAGTGCTTTTTCTGATACAGTGTATCCGGTTTTCTGATACGTTTGCGTGTAGTTGAATTACTGATACGTGTATCAAGTTTTCTGATACGTGTAGTTNAAATGTCGATACACCAGGATTGTAGTTGAAATGCTGATACGNTGTATCCAGGATTCTGATACAAACTTTGAGGGGTGGGGGTGTCTAGAAAAATCAAAACTTTTCGTTTATATATACATAAACCCAGCCATTAAAAAAAATACTACTCAAGGGGCTTCTATCCCCAGCCCCAAGCTGGGGAGGTAGTAGTATCTTGTCTCAGTCAACTTACTCCTTGTAACGAGATACAGCTTCGCCTTGCAGCGAAGCATCTGTAACGTAGACCAGAGGTCAGACTAGGTATTATCGAAGAGTAATCCGTAAGTCACAGGCATTATTTTATCGTCCCCTTCACGCAATCTCAGGGGGACGAACCTATACTGCGGGTGGCTGACCCTTGTTCCCAAGAGGCAGGTATCCTATCGCAGTGCCGTGTAGTTTAGTGTCATACGGGTGGCTATCCCCGGAGATCGTTTTCGCCCTGTTACAGGTTTACCTCTGGACTATGTATCGATTTTCTATATGGATACATTATGTCAAAGGAGTCAAGTATAAATAAAAAGATATATCATATTTAATGCTTGACAGGTTAATCTTTGCAGTGACACATTGTCCCTATGCAGGACATACCCGATGACAAGGAGGAGCTAATGGCGGAAATATCTGATGCCATTGACTCCGTGGTTGATCTCAAACAGCTGCAACAGGTCAAAAGCCTATCGCTGTATGACCCCCAGAAGGTAGCCAAGCTACTGTATCTTTACAGTAAAGGAACGAGCCAGACGGCTCTCGTTCGGAAATACAAGTTCTCTAGGCAGACTGTGCTAAATGTATTAGTGGACTACGCTGACCACCTCGGCAAACTGCGGGAGGTTGCTGGTAAGATTTCGGCGAAGAACTACCTCAACATATCCTCCTTGGAGGAGGATCTGATTGAGAAGGTGCGTGACCGTATGGACACAGAGGAGGACTTCGAGGTAAACTTCAAGGATCTCAAGGAACTTTCAATAGCCAAAGCTAACTCATTTCGGGAGGCAATGACCTCGCGGGGCGAGGCCAGTGCTATAACCGAAGACCGCCAGGTGATTACACAGGAGGACTACGAGGCAACTATACAGGCGGCGAGGGACAGGATCGCCAATCTAAAACAAGCCGAAGAGGCAGAACTAATAGAGGAGGACACAGATGGGTAAAGGATGCGCACCCCGCAAGGGACACAATCAGGAGAAGCAACGCAAGAATTACGACGACATTGACTGGTCAAAGAAACCGAAACCCGCCAAGAGCAAATGAGCGAAGAGGACGAGTCAGATGCTATCTACGACCAGATTCGGGGAATACTGGGCGAACACTTCCACAACTTTTGCTTCATTGTAATGGACGAGGAGGGTGAGTTGTTCTATGACTACACGAACTACAGGATAGGAAAAATGCTGATGAAGGAGTCCCTCGAGGATCTGAACTGCGAGGTAGATGAGTTTGAGTTAATCTGGGATATAGATGAAGAAGATGATGAGCCTGATACAGATTCAGACGGTTATGAGCTAGTTGACTAATGTCCCTTGAATTCACAGATCATCCTATACTGCCTTCACCTAGTGACGAGGAAATCGTCCTCCTAGGGGAGTCCGATCCTAAGCTACTGGAGAAACTTCACCAAGCGCACGAGGGTAGGATACGTGCTTCCAACGAAGATCCTCTCCGCTACGGCTTTGACCTAGAGGGATGGGTTCGTATGCAGGAGGGACTGAACGAGTTCAATGAGGTTCTAGCTCTCGGCGGAAACAGAAGCGGCAAGACAACTGGTTGCGCCAAGATGGTAATGGATGCGGTAAGTAAGAACGAGGGCGGACACATTGTGTGCTTCAGCCAGAATGCTGATACATCTATCAAGGTTCAACAGCCCGCCGTATGGGAGATGATGCCCAAGGAGTTCCGCAAGAAGACCAAGAGCATAGACGGATACATCAACTACTCAATGCAGAACGGGTTCACAGGTAGTAGCTTTGTCTTCCCGGACACCAAGACCCGTGTGGACTTCAAGACCTATACCCAGTTCAGCAACAACCAGACAATCCTGGAAGGTTTCGAGTTCGGGTTCAAGGACCCAGAAGGCAACAACATCGGTGCCTGGCTGGACGAATACTTGGGCGACGCAGCCCTAGTCAACACTTTGCGATTTCGCCTAGCTACTCGTGACAGCAAAATGCTAATCGGCTTTACGCCGATTGATGGGTATACCCCCTTCATAGCTGACTACTTAAAGAATGCTGAAACTCTGCAAACCAAACCAGCAGAACTACTTAGGGGACAGGAAGTCCCCGTTGCCCAGTATAGCCCATCTAGGGATGCGGCGATAGTATACCTGCACTCCGACGAGAACCCATTCGGCGGATATGATCGTATAGCTAAAGACCTACAGGGTAGACCAGAGGACGAGATAAAGGTTCGTGCATACGGGTTACCAGTTAAGTCAGCTAATTCTCTGCTACCTTACTTCAATACAGAGGTCAACGTATTGTCAGATGAGCCAAACAAGTATGGGATGACGTTCCCGGACATATCTGACACTAGCAAATACACAGTTTACCAGGTCGTTGACCCCGCAGGAGCCAGGAATTACACAATGATCTGGGCTGGAGTAAACGACATCGGAGAAGTATACATCCGAAGTGAATGGCCTGACAGGGCTACCTACGGAGAGTGGGCAATGTTTGGTGATCCCAAGTGGAAATACGGACCAGCAGCTAAGAAGATTGGACTAAATGTCGAGGGATACTGTGAGCTATTCAAGGAGATCGAGGAGGATCTAGGACTAGAGGTCACCGAAAGGATCGGTGACTCCCGTTTCTTTGCTAGGGAAAACGAGAACAATGACGACCTGTTTACAGCTTTCTACGACTACGGCGTAAGTTTTATACCATCAAGCGGGGTTATGGAGGAACAGGGCATAGCTGCCCTGGACGACTGGTTCAGTTATAATCCCAATATGGAGATAGACGAAGCCAACCGACCTCTCTGCTACATACACAGTGACTGCGGAAACTTGATTGACAGTTTAATTAATTACAACTCAAGAGGAAAAGCCGACGAATCCCTGAAGGATTTCTTCGACGTTATACGTTATTTGCGTATGTCCAACGGAGGAGAAGGACCAGACTTTATGAGCCAAGGATCAATGCTCACCACTAAAAACAACAAAGGAGGATACTAATGCCCAAAAAAAGATTAACAGATATAGCCAAGGAATACGGCATAACATTTGATAAAGCCCACGACATCATCGTGAATAAACTAGAAGAGGATCAGGTTACTGGTCGAGGCAGAAACCTATGGATATCGGAAAGGGGTCAAGACATAATCGAGGACTTAATACCTATGGTTACTATACACAGGGGAAATGTTATTTCACAAGCCCCTAATCCTCGTTTTGTTTTTGTCAAGATGAGGGAGTCAATGAGGAAGGTTCCGGTAATGATTCCGCTTGCACTATCTGGTAAACTTACGTCGAAGGTAATATACTTTGAGGCTGATCATTCTGGTGATAACGTAAAATATAAATGGATTAAAGCTCCTCAGAGTCAGTAATATATAATTTATGGATTCAGATAATATCTCAAAGGCATTAACTTACGTCGGCAAAACTCCCAGCGTTGAAACGCTTCGGAACGCATACGATGAAACAGTAACAGAGCTTCAGTCCTATTTTGACCTGTGTCGATCTAGCTATGATGACCGAAGAAATTCGTGGCCAGGCAAGAGCCGTGACCACCGCAAGCACGGAGCTGACGCATTCCCCTGGGAGGGAGCGTCCGATATGGAAAGCCACGTTATTGATGAACGCATCACTAGACTTGTCTCCCTGTTTGTTGCTTCTTTGAATCGAGCAAACGTAAGAGCTTTCCCAACTGCACTTGATGACATTGGAAGAGCTAAGTTGGTTTCAGGTTTCTTAAAGTGGATGGTTTCTTCCGGATACATTCCTCGCTTTGGACGAGAGATGGAACTAGGAGCTAACTATCTACTGGAGCGAGGCATCCTGATCACATATATTGGCTGGCACCGAGAGGACAGAACTTTCCTTCAAGAGCTAGACCTGAATCAAATCGCTTCCATAGCCCCAGAGATTGCACAGCTTATACAGTCCGGGGAAGAAGACGACTCCCTGATAACCCTGATGGAATCTACATTCCCTGGAGTAAAGAAGTCCAGAGCCAAGAAGGCACTAAAGAAACTTCGCAAAGAAGGTAAGGCAGAACTACCAGTAGTTCGCCGAGAGGTTGACGCACCTCAGATTAAAACACTGGCACCTGATGGTGATTTCTTTTTTCCTCCTTACGTTACTGACCCGCAGCGCGCTCCTTATTGTTTTTGGAAAACTTACTTTACCCCTCAAGAACTAGAAAATAAAGTTTCTACCGACGGATGGGATAAGGACTTCGTTGAATATATCATCGAACATTATCGCGGCATTCATTCCAACGGCATTGACAATTTTGAAGAGGGTCGAAGAGCTGGAAGTTTAATCAACAATACATATGAATCCGACGAGTTAATTGAAATTGTTTACGGGTATCAACGACTAATTGACCCAGAGGATGGAGCCGAAGGTATTTACTGCACAGTATTTAATCGTAGCTTCAGCGGAAACGAAGAAGCTCCAGGCTTTGCAAAGTTTGAGTTGTTAAATGGATACGAGGATTACCCAGTCGTAGTTACTAAGCTATCAGAGGACAGTAAACGACTCTACGATACAATGACAGTTCCCGATGTCCTACGGGGCATACAGAATCAAGTAAAGGTTGAGAGGGATTCACGTGTTGATCGCAATAGTCTTGCTACCTTGCCCCCTATACTGCACCCAGTAGGTCAAGCTCCAAGCGATTGGGGACCTGGTCGGATGATTCCATACCGCCGTAAGGGGGACTTGGACTTCGCGCCTACACCACCTTCTCCAACTGGATCTATAGAAATCGAGAAAACTTTAGAACAACAAGCCGACAGGCTTGTCGGTCTAGATGAAACCTCTAGTATATCTGGGATCCGCAAGCAGTTCTTGGTGGACAAGTTCTTAAACCACGCCGCTGAGGTAATGTCTATGGCATTCAAATGCTTCCAGCGATTCGGGCCTGACGAAGTGTTCTTTAGGGTAACTGGAAATGCCGACCCAATGAAGATGACCAAGGGTAGCGCTGAAGAAAATTATGACATTATGATTAGCTATGATGTCCTAAATTCAGACCCAACAGCACAAGAACAAAAGCTACAGCAAATTGTAGCCTTGACTCAGATGGATCGAAATGGTCGTATTAATATGGATTCGTTAATGGACATTGCGGCAACAGCCATTGATCCAGTCCTTGCTGATACAGTTCTACAGCCAGCACAACAAGCGGCTGAACAAATGACACAATTCGTAACTGATGATCTTGCCAAGATTTATTCTGGAATGGAAATGCCAGCTCGACCAAATGGTGGTCAGATTGCTATGCAAATCATTCAACAATACGCATCGCAACCAGACATCGCTGAACGCCTCAGTTCGGACGAAGCATTTGCGGGTCGCTTGCAGAAGTATGCTGGTCAGTATCAGTTTGCTCAACAGCAGCAAATCAATGCCACTCAGTATGGTCAATACGGAACATCAGCAGCATCTGTCGGAAACGTTGAAACTCAAGGACTTACACAAGGTTAATATGGCTGACAATAAAACCACAAGTCAACAGGCTAAGGCTAGAGAAAGACAACTGAATTTCAGGGAAGTAAATGGTTTAGTCCAAGAATACTTCGGTCAAGATCCCGCTGTCCTGTCGGCAATATATGGTAATATTGCTGTAGAAACTGGTGAATCCTATGACTATTTGCAAAAACAATATCAGGGAGGCCCTGGAAGGGGACTGTTCCAGTTCGACTGGCACAAACCTTACTATGCTAAGTTTTTAAAAAGGTATGGCAAAAAAGACAGCCCAAGGTCACAAATTGAGTATGTTCATAAGGCAATCTACGACAAGGGCAGTCAAGAGGAAAAAGATTTAGGTCAAGGCAACGCAAAGCATATACGGGAAGCATTTGCTTCTGGAGACCTTGAGAGATCAAATGATATGTTCATTGAGCGATTTTTAAAGCCAAAGAAGGCAAAGGCACATCGGGAGCGAAGAATGAATGCTTCAAAAAAGTATTATAATCACATTGTTCCTATTGTAGAAAGAGCCAAACAAGCAAGAGAAGCTCAACAAAAGTAAATCAAATGACACTCGAAGACGACCTAAACCAATTATCCAACCACGAAGCATTTGCTCGTTTTTTATCAACGGTAGAAACGCTCAGGGAGGAGTGCATCGAAGAAATGCACCTGGCAAAATCAGAGAACATACAGCAGTTAGCTGGTCGAATACTGACCTACGATCAGCTATTGCAAATGTGCAACTGGAAAAAAATACGAAAGATGCACCCGCAAGCCGACGGGCTTGCTTAGTGTGTTAATATATTTTCATCGCCATCGCTCGGCGTTAAGGAGTGGAAACAACCAAATATATGTCAGACGAAATAGCAACGGAAATCGCTGAATCCGTATCAAAAAATACAGCGGAAACTAATAACATAACAGCGGGTGACTTTGTTGCCAACCGCTTGGCAAACCTAAAGGAGCAAGCAGAATCGCCACCGGAACAACTCGGAAGCGAAGAAGCTCAACCAGAAGAAGAGCCAGTAGTAGAAACAGAGTCAGAAGAATCCGAAACGGAAGCTGAGGCAATTGCGCCAGAAGCTGAAGTAAAGGAGGAATCCGAGAATGTTCTTTCACAGTTAGACTTAGATGATATGTCCGAAGATGACCTTCGTGAACTATCCGAAAAACTTGGCAGTCGCGCAGTAGCACGATTCGGCGAACTTACCGCAAAGCGGAAAGCCGCTGAGGAACGTGCCTCTATGCTGGAAGCCAAGTTGCAGGAAACACCTAAAACTCTCACAGCACCCGATACAGTAGCTAATAACCCCTTCGCTTCACTAGATACAGTCGAAGCCCTACAGGAAAAAGCCGTCGAAGTAAATTCAGTAATCGAGTGGGCAGAGGATACGTTGTTTAATGCAGATGGATACGGACCAGAAGATGTTGTCGTAACAGTTAACAATCAGGAATTAACTAAAGCTGATGTGCGTAAGACTTTATTGAACTCACGTAAATCAAGAGATAAGTTTCTTCCTGCTCAACTTAATACTATTCAGGCAAAAGAGCAAGGCAACCAACTCAAAGAAAGCTACGTCTCCAAGGCGATAGAAGAGTTATCTTGGCTGTCTGGAGAGGACAATGACACGAGGCATCAATACAATGCAATTATGCAGGACAAGCGAGTAGAAGATATGTTAAAAAGTCTTCCGCCTGACGTGTCAGCACAAATGCCTTACTTGATGGCTCACGCAGCCAATAGTCTCTATGGACGCAAGCCAGTTCCCGCAGATAAGCCAAAGGCTTCTCCTACGTTGAACCCGCCAAAGTCCGTTGATTCCGGAGCAACTAAGTCAGAAAAAACTGTGGATCCATCTAGCAAAGCTGTTCAAAAATTAGTAGAACAATATAAGACCTCAGGTCACCAAGCTGATTTCGTCAAATTCAGAACCCAACAACTCAAAAACCGATAACCTATTATAAAATATTATGGCATTTTCAAATACCTATGATGTAACAAATACAGGTTCGGCTGTTTCCAATCGCGAAGACTTGACAGATGTCTTGACTATTCTCGCTCCTGAAGAAACTCCCGTCCTTTCATCCGCACAAAAACAACGTGCCGCAGCAACTAACACAGAGTGGACTGTTGACAGTCTTTCAGCACCTAGCACAGCTGGTATCGTTGAAGGCGCAGACGTCGTTACTCACACTGACCAGTTCGCTGGTCGCGCACGTATGGGCAACTTCACTCAGAAGTTCCGTCGTGACTACAAAGTTTCTGATTTACAAGAAGCTGTTGAGTCCGTTGGTCCAGCTCGTATTGCTCAAGCAGAAGCTAAAGCTATCCGTGAACTAAAGCGTGACATCGAAGCAACTCTTTGCTCCGCTAACGTAAAGCAACAAGCTACTGCTACTGATCCTTACAAGATGACTGGTCTTGGCGGATTCATTGACAGCGCTGCTGCTGACACAACTGTTCCTGCTGGATTTAAAACTCCTGCAAGTAGCATCTATACTACTACCGAGTCCGCAGCTAACGCATTCAGCGAAACTGCATTCAATGACATTATCTCAAGCATCTTCGAGGTAAACGGTGTATCCAATGGTCTTGTCCTTGTGGCTGACGTTGGTCTTCGCCGTGTGATCAGCGACTTCGCTCGTCTGTCCACTGTATCAACTGAAACAAGCATCCGCAACGTCAACTATGACGGTGGTGTTGCAGCGATTAAGCTCTCTGTTGAGCTTTACCAAAGCGACCACGGTGTTGTTTCAATCGTCAACGCTAACCCTGACTGTATGCCTAACTTTGGCGGAACAACTGCTAACTCAAGCGGTTACCTCGTCAACCCAGAGTATTACGGTGTTCACGAACTGATCCCAATGGGATCGACTCGCCAGCCCAACAATGGCGGTGGTGAACGTGGTTTCGTTGATTGTGCTTTGACCCTCGGTGTATACCACCCACAGGCTCACGGCTTGATCCAAGACGTTAAGTAAATAATTCTGGCTGGGGGGCGCAAGCCCCCCTGCCTTTTTACTATGCAAGTTGTAAACCAACAAGGAATTTCCGATGAGGAAATAAACAATGCTTTAATGCAGGAGATTCAAGCGAGTCTTCACGAGGAGAAGCATACAGAAAAAGATCGTTACGATCAGGCACGTAAAGATGCTAGTAGTAATGTCGGCAAGGAACATCCTTTGCTAGGCAGGTGCGTAGCAACAATGCCGCCCAGGGAATACTTTAGATTAATTAAAAAATACGGACACGCAGAGGTTCACTCTAAAGAATTCTTAAAATATTTTCAAAACAAATTCTCAGACCTTTCACCCAATAAGATTTAATGCAGATAAAATCCTACAGCGATCTATACAAACTGGTAGTTGCACTTGCGGGTGTAGGCACCTTTACTACAGAGGAAAAGGTCAACATTGAACAGTTTGTTAATCGCAGGGCATTTGAAGCATACAGTGCCAGCCCTAGTTGGCCACGATACGCAGTCATAGGCGAAGAGCGTGCGATCAGTTCTGCTGGTGTAGTTCCTTATACAGAAGGAAGCCTTAGTGAAATTGCAGACTTCCAACGGATCTATCGCACGCAACCATTTGATCGCAACTCCGCATTGGAATACGAATTCTACGTGGACTCAAGTGGCGCTCACGTATTAAACCTTATTGCTAATGACTCAAGCAAGGTATTTGTAAATTACCAAAAGAAACTTCCTACATTCACGGAAGCCTCATCAGTTGACGAAATACCCTATGAGTTCTTTTTCTTTTTAGCGCACGCTGTCTACGCTGACTTCTTACGTATGGACGGTCAACACAACAAGGCGCTCGTAGAGGAAGGTGTTGCCAATAACTATCTAGCTTTGGAATTAGAAAAGATCGACATTAAATCCAACAACAATACAATCAACAAGAAGTTTTCAACATACGTTAATCGACAAGCTCGATAGCACTTAACCCCTGTGATATAATACTCAATTATGGCAAGTTCAAGAAATAACGCACTGGAGTTCAGCTCCGTAGGTTCAATAGTAATCAATGCAGCTGACGGTGCAACCGCTGGTTCGTTTGGAGCTATCCAGTTTCTTAAGGATTCAACTCTTTCTGCGCTGACTGCTACTAATGTAACTAACTCCGCAGACCTCCTTACGACTCTAGGGGCAGGAACAATTCTTTATGGCAACTTTACCTCCGTTACTATTAGCGGTGGACTAGTGCAACTACACAAGGTCTAGTATGCACGTTAGCCTTGATTCAGCCCTGGGTCGCCAGCGTCGG